TATCGTAGCACTTTGGTAGTATGGCTCTTATTAGCAACGAAGGTAATGTTGGTGTAACTAGCACTATATTGTACGAGTGCAAGCCACAGAACGTGTGTGCTATAAACTATATTAGATTCTCAAACTCTGTAACCAACTATGATGTTACGCTTCAAAAGTATGTATCATCAACTACTGCTACTGTAGACATATACTCTGTTTCACTTAATCACGGTGATACAATTACTGATGACATGGTGTATATATTACATCCTGGAGATCAGATAACAGCAACATCTACAGACGCTAATACTACATTTATAATTAGTGGAGAAGAGGGCCCTAACTTATCTTTCCTTAGATGCAAGTAACTGACTCAAATGGATATATATTTGGACCAAAAGGATTACAGGTAAATGGTCCAGACGGCAAGCCTAAAGTTATATCTGGCGGAGGCGGATCAGGAAGTATACCTCACGGAACAGCTAGTGGTACTGATACGTATACCGTATCAATTGCTGGAGCAACTTCTTATGCTGATGGTGATGCTTATTTAGTTAGGTTTACAAATGGTAATACAACTGGGTCCACGCTAAATGTTAACGGATTAGGCGCAATACCACTTTATAGAAACAATGATGGTCAGGTTATAGGTGGAGACATTCAGGGTGGCTCTGAGATGTTGTGTGTATATAACTCAACACTTTCAGTATTTCAAGTAATAGGATCATCTCCAAATACACTATTAGCATATGTAACAAATGCTGAGTCAATAACCATAACTAAAGGTCAGCCTGTATATGCGTTTGGCGGTCAGGGAGACAGGCTAAAGGTTAAGCTTGCATACAACACTACTGACGCTACATCAGCACAAACAGTAGGATTAGTGTTGTCTGCATCAATTGGAGCCAATCAGAAGGGATTTATTATACTTAACGGACAGCTAGACGGTCTTAGTATTCTTCCTACGTCTACATGGGCAGATGGAGATCCTGTTTACTTGGGCCCAACGGCAGGTTCAATAACTAATGTAAAGCCATCGGCTCCTAATCACTTGGTATATCTCGGATTTGTTACAACAGCCAACAATGGTAGCGCTGGAAGGATGTATGTTAGGGTGCAGAATGGTTACGAACTTGAAGAGTTACATGACGTACAAATATCTGGCCTTGCTGATAATGACATAATACAATACGATCAAGCTACTGATCTTTGGCAAAATAAATCACTATCAAATGCTGGTATACAGCCTACACTGGTTAGTAGTACTAATATAAAGACCATCAACGGAGCAACAGTACTTGGAAGTGGTGATCTAACTGTTACAGGTAGTAGTGATCCAACAACTATTGGAAGTGCTTATGGTACAGGTGTTACAGGACTTACTAATGCCGTCAGTGCAACTGTATTGATACCTGCCAATACTATACTTACAACCAATACAATATATATCAAGGCATTCATTGACAGAACTCTGGTAAGTGGTTCAGGTTCAACAGCATTTAGATTTTACACCAATACCACCAACAGCTTAACAGGTGCTACACTTCTTGGGTCAGGTGGTTCAATGGGTACAACTGTAAGGTTCCAAAGATTTGAAAGGAACATATATGTGGACCTTAATAACATGAATTGCTTTGCTACAGGTACAAGTGCATCTAATGACTACACTATCAGTGCCATTAGCTTAATACCTTTTAACAAGACCGTAGATAATTACCTCATCTTTACCGTGCAGCACTCAGCCTCAGCAACTGATATAGCAGCATGGAAAAGAGTAATAATACAGAAGTATGCATAGCGTAACAGTCAACGATATTACATATACCTTCACCGAATGGGAGGAGATTGATGATATATATGTTCACATATTTACTACCGAAGGTACTACGGTTTGCGTACCTAAAGAGTTATTAAAAGACATATAAAAAAATAAGCATATTTTAGTTACCTTTGTGGATATGAAGTATATACTTATATTATCTACAATATTCTTATTTTTCTCTTGTTCTATCGAAAGAAAGCTAGAGAAGTATTGCCCTCTCTGTGTTCAAAAAGATAGCACAGTTACAATTATTGAGTATCGCGATACAACTATAGAGCTTCCTGGTGAAGCTGTTTTTATTGAGGATACTCTTTTCTGTGATTCATTAGGAAATGTATACGCTAGTAGACTATCAGAAAAAGATGGTACAATACTAAAATTACAGGCAAGATTGAAAAGTAATAAATATAAAGTTATAGCCAAGACAGATACTGTTTACAAAACAATACCTGGAAATACTATATATCAAACAAAGTTAGTAACAAAAACATTAAAGCCACAAAAAATAAAATATACCCCTGGATTTACTATATTTTTAGCTTGGAGTGGTGGCATATTGTGGATTTTAATTTTATTATATGTAATTTACAGAATTATCAAAAATAAACTTTCTAGAATATGAAAACAAAGTTGTCTTTATTTTTTTTAACGATAACGTCTTTTTTTGCTCCCGTAGAGTTAATGGCAATGATACTTATGTTTGTCATATTAATTGATACTATAGTTAAATTAATCTCTTTGCGTAAAATAGCCATAGAGACTAACAGAAGGTATAGAGATGTTTTTAAGTCTAAAATACTTAGGCAAGGATATACATACAAAGCTCTTGGTTATTATATTACAGCAGGAGCTATTTTTCCTTTAGACTATTACGCACTTACTCCTTTTGCAAATAGTTTTCTTCAGTTTTTAGGTTTTTCATTTGTAATTACAACTCCTGCAATATTTACAAACATTCTACTTGGAATATTTGCAATAATAGAGCTTACATCTATTAATGAAAACTGGTTTGATATCTCTGGCAATAATGTTTTAAAAACAGCATTCAATACAGTAAAAAAAATAAAGGATGTTTTGAAAAAAGTATCGGACACTTATAAAGACATTAAAAACTAATGAAGCTAGATACAACAAAAATAGTACAGTCTAGACTATCAGAAAATCAGTATTTTGCTGAAGATAGTCCTAAGACTCAAATATATTTACACCATACAGCTGGAGGAGGTGATGCTGTTGCGGTATCAAAGTATTGGAACAGTAACGACATTAGGATAGCTACTGCTTTTGTCATTGGAGAACGAGGAACAATAGTTCAGTGTTTTTCATCTAGACATTGGGCTTGGCACTTAGGTATAGATTCAGAAGACTTTGTCAAGAACGGAGCTAAATACCAAAACTTAAATAAGTTATCAGTTGGTATTGAGGTGTGCAACTGGGGGCCATTAAAACTTAAAGACGGAAAATATTATAACTACGTAAATAAATCTGTTGATCCTTCAATGGTGACTAAACTAGAAAAACCATACAAGGGTTATACTTATTGGTATAAATATACTGACGCTCAAATAGAGTCTACAAGACAGCTTTTGGTGTATTTGTGTGAAACATATAACATACCCAAAGATTATAGATCAGAAATATTTGATATTGACAAGAGCGCATTTAAAGGAATTCCTGGTATTTATACCCACAACTCGGTAAGAAAGGATAAGAGCGACATATACCCATGTCCTAGAATGATTGAAATGTTACAAAAACTATGAAGTTTAGAAATCATTGGCTAAAAGAAATTTGGGGAAACTTAAGTTTAAGAATAACTATTGGACCAATTAGATTATTTGCTATTGACATAGACATGTACAGAAATTTTTATTCGATTACTTTTATTAACTTTACACTTAGAAACAGATGAGTAAAAAAATTTTAGAGGCGAGTAAGGTAGAAAAAAAACACGTTGAAAGGCCTGGCGTTCACGCTAAGACCAAGACATCTTTTTTAAAGACATCAAAGAACTATAAAAAAAAATATAAAGGACAAGGACGATGAAAGCAGGTAACTATCAAACTAAAACTCCAAGCGTAAATGACCTGTTGTTTGGAACAAAAAATTCTACAGGAGATACTGTAAACTTCAAGATACAGGATGTAGTAAACTTAACTCAAGCTCCAGAAATTGATTCTACTGGAACGTTAGGAAACTATACTATTTCAAATATTAACACATACTTTACTGGTACTCCAGCAGCCGTATCATTTGCTGTAACAATGCCAACAGCTAGTTCAAGCATTGATGGCTTAAAGTATGTTATAATGTCTACTG